TTGAAATCCTGTGTTTCTTTATCGCCATCAATAGAGAATAGTAATCCAATATTATTCTCTTTCATAAATCGTAATTTATCTTCTGTCATTAAGATACAATTACTTGTAATACTTAAATTAAATTGTTGCTTATATTCGTGTCTAATATATTTTGTAAGTGGTACAATTACGCTATCCCATTCAAGTAAAGGTTCACCACCAAAGAAAGTTATATTTGGTGTATAGCCTGTTTCTTTAGAATTTTCAATTAAAAAATTAGTAGCATCTAAAGCTGTTTGATAAGACATTTTTTCTACATTCTGATTAACAAAGCAATAAAGGCATCTAAGATTGCATTGATTCGTTAAAATAAAAAATGCAGAAGTTATTTTAGGGAACTCTGCATTCTTATTACATGTATTTAATTCTTGACAATTTTCACAACTCATAATATCCTCCTAAATTCAGGCATAAAAAAAGAGCAATCAATTCGACTGCTCGTAATTATTCTGATATATTATTTTTCATATATTCCGGTTGGTCTCCAAATATTTATTTCGTCATTATTGAAACCTTTTTTCTGCTCGAATTGAATGATAGTGTTTTTACCTAAACGGCTATCTTCAAGATAATCATAATTGAATAATATTACGTAGCCATCAACATCTTTATTTCCAATGCCATTAAATTCTTTTTCCATGATTTGTTCAGCAAAACTTTGCAATAAAATATTAGTCTGTCCGTGTAATAGAGTTTTGAGTTCTTCAAATGTCAAATCACCATTATATATATAATGTCTTATAAAAAGGTTTGGTTCAGTAGTTTCATCAACATAATCAAGAGCAACCATTTTATCAAACATACTTATAAATTCATTATACGTTAATTCTTTTATAGCGTTTGCTTCATTAGGCACATTATCACCTTCTTTTTCTTTAACATCTGTTTTCTCAATTATATTTGCTGTCATAGTCTCTTGATTCCATTCAATATCTTTTCCAACTAATTCAACTACTTTACGCATTGGAAGATAGGTTGAGCCATTATATAAAATACTGTCAACTTGAACATCCTGTCCCTCCAACTGAACGTTTACTCCATTTAAAACAACATCTATTTTTGTTAATATACTGTCTGCCAATACCGGGGTTGCCATAATCATACAGCCGATTAGAACACCAATAAAAATATCCCTAAATCTTTTCATAAAAACCCTCCTATTCATTTGATATATTCTTATTATACCTCGATTGACAAAATTATACAATAAAATTATGCGAACCTTGCCACAGGGTAGTTATTTCCCCAATTTATTCCTGTTGCATTAGCAAAATTAACACTACCTTTTATATTGGTTGTGTCTCCAAGAATGCTACTGCCAATAGTCACACCATTTTTGCCATAAATATTTAGTATTCCATTAGTATCATACATAATACCTCCCCCAGTTGCACCATCAAACTGTATTCTATTGGACTCTCCTCTTGATATGCTCAATATAGCACCTTCAATATATCCTCCGTATATCTCCGGTGACATAATACTTATCGAAGCTTCAATCGTACCAGCAGTAATTTTACTTGCCGACATACTCTGAATCTTAGCATTTGTAACAGCTAAATTTGCTATCTTTGCGTTTGTAATAGCCAAGTTTGCAAGCTTATCCGTTGTTACAGCTAAATTCGCAAGCTTTTCTTCTGTTATGGCGGTATTGCCAATCTTAAAAGTATCAACCGCTAAATCAGCTATCTTTGCATTGCTTATAGCAGCATTAGCAATATTCGCAGCTTGTACAGCTAATTCAGCTATTTTAGCATTAGTAATCGCTGCATTTGCTATATGAGCCGACTTGACCGCTAAATCAGCAATAAAAGCGCTTCCTATAAATTGTCTTGCTAATCTACTATACCAAGCAATGTCATGTATTCCACCGTTGTTTACAGCAATTACAAATTCATCATCAGCTAATGCTACGCTTTCAAATTCTGCTTCCGTATAAGTCTGATAAATAGTAGAGCTAACACTTTTCCGCCAAACAATATATTTTTTATTAGTATTTCCGCCTAATATATCATACATTACGCCATTGAAAGCTATCTTGTGAGCATTCCACGCCACAGAGCCATTTAAAGGGCTGTTGTTAGTCCAAACATCACCTGTCAATATTATCTGTTTAGTATTAAATTTACTTGCTTCTAAGGCGGCGTCAGCTATCTTGTTATTAATTATAGAACCATCAACAAGCCTTTTACCCGACATATTTCCCATTGAATCAAACATTCTATCAATAAAAGCATTTGTATCAAAAGAAGCTTTTAGTTTTTCGACAAGTCTTTCATTCGGGTCGCCTAATTCTAATTCGCATTGCCACGGTTGGAATAGATTGTATTTATGTCTAATAATTCTTACATTATCAACGATTTCACTTTTAGGGTTGATAATATCAACCATATCGCCCAAAGTAAAATTTTCATGTGAATATTCGGGCAATACTCTTAAATCAACAATTTTTACATTGTAATTGTATCGTGGTCTACTATTTAAAGACAATTCATTAATTGCTACTTGTTTTAATTCTTCTGCGTCCTCAATATCAGGGTTGCTATATATACCGATATAATCATTATTGGTATAACTATAATCAGTAACATACTTTAATCCACCATTTACACTTGCAATATCTAAATCATCTTTGCCAAAACAATACAATTTTGTAATAATTTTATTAGATTGCGTTCTGTTAATATGCTTCATGTTTTTAGCGTATCGTATTTGAAAACCTGTGTAATTCTGCCACAGTTCACCATTTCGTAAATGAACAACTTTATTTACACTATCCCAAACAAGGTAACCGCCCCATGTTTCTTGAATTTGCTTTATAAGTTGCAATCGGCTAATCTTTTCAGCTTCTAAATCGTGTATACCTTCAACGTCACATATACCCATGCTCCAATCAGAGCCTTGTAATACCGCATATAAAGCATGAGCAGCAGTTCCTACAGGGTATGTTCCACCGCTTAAATTCGTTCCACCACCGACTATTATAACCGCTAAATCAGCAGGGTAGGGAATAGAGGGGTCGTTAGTTATATATGGTTCAGGGAATTGCGTGTCTAATAAATTCCACCGTTCAACCGCCATGAATTTAGTCCACATTCTGCCTTGCTCGTCCATTACTTCGTCAATAGCTTCATCTTTTAAAAGATTATAAATTTTGTTATTAGCATATATCTCACATTCAGGAGTTAATTCTTTTATCTTTTCGCTATGAGAAGGTAAGCTAAATTCTAAAGTTGATTCACCATTTAAACGGGTATCGGGGTAGCAATCTTTCAATCCATCACTTTCAGGGGAAAGATAAGCCACTGTTTTATTATTTACTTTTACTTCAATATATTCAGGTATTTGCATTTGC